ATGTTCAGGCTACCCGTGAAGAATTGGCCCGTGCCGCCAGACAGCGACAGCGAAGACACCATGGCGCCCGCGTAGCGCAGCCAAAGCGCGGCGGCAAAACGGTTTTGCAAGTGAAAGCTTTTCACAAGGTCGCCATTGCGGAGCATCCCGGCATTACGGACAGACGCCGCCGTGCCCGCCGGGGTTTCCGTGCTGGCGATGGTCTTGCCGGCAAGGGTGAGGCTTTGATTGTTCGTCTTGGTGGCGATGCGATAAAAGCCGTTGTTAGCGCCGCTGCCAGCCGTAAAGCCGCGCAATTCAATCCACTGGCCCTCGAGCAAGTTCTGAAACTTGTTCGAGGTGGTGGAGGAAAGCACGTTTGTGCCGGTGGTGACGGTAATGTCTGCCGCGACGCCCGCGATGGTTTGCGCCGCCGACCAATCACCGCCAAGCGCGCCAGCGAAGAAATCGTCGAACGTGCCATAAGACAGGTTGAAATTGATAGTGCCGCTGGCCTGTTCGCTTTGCGTCACAGAAGGCGACACGCGACGGCTGCCCGTGATTTCATTCGGGCGCGTGCGGGCCTTGCTGCCCGCCAAGCTTTCGCTGGTAATGCGGAGCGCGGTGAATGCGCTATTCGGCGCCGTTCCCCATGCCACTTCCGGCACATACGAAAGCGTTGTTTCAGTCGTTTCAATGCCGGCCTGATAGCCGGTGACAGAACCGCTCATGCTCTATTCCTTTTCAGGTTCTGCGGCTGGGCCGCGTTGAAGCCCGCGCTAGGCAGGCCGGTCCGTGTAGGTCCATTCAACCGTGACGGTCAGAACCCACCACTTCCCGTCTTCGCTGGGCACGCCAGCGCCGATGGAGGCGCGGCGATAGACGGTATATCCGACCACGCCGCGATAAATGTTCGCTATGTCTTTCGCCACTTGGCGCGCGGTGGCGCTGCCTGTGCCAAGCGGCACGATGACATGCACCATGAAGGTGCCGCGCTCTTCCCACGCGCCGTTGCCGAGTTCGATTGGCTCCAGCACATCGCCTTCAGCTTCAACCGAAAGCCAAGCCGCCAAGTCAGGCGCGGCGAATGCCTCATTCGGCCATTCGATAGGATAGGGCAGCGCGGCGGCTACAAGGCGCGCTCTGGCGTCGTTCCAAGGTTCCGGGCTCATGTATCACCCGCCCCGCACATGAAGGGCATAGGCGACCGCCGTAGAGGCAACCATGAGGGGGTTGCAGCCAAGCACAGCCCAATTCTTTCCATCAATCGCCACAAAATCCCCTTTGACCGGGGGCGCAAAGCCCGCCGACGCCAAGACCGGCGCGGCGTTGATTGTCATTTCAGCATCGCCATTCATCACCCCGCCCGTGATTTCTTCCGGGCTGAAGCTGCGCAGCCATCCCGTCACGGCGATTTCCGTGAAGGTGGTTGTCATTGCTTGCCGGCGGCGCAGCGTGGCCGGGCGGCCAAAGCGCGCAATCAGACGCGGCACGGCTGAGGTGATGCTCACGCGCCCATCTTTCGCCACGGCGCCAGCAGCGCGGCGGCTTCAATCGGGATGGCTTCAGTCCCGGCGCGCGGGTCGAGGTATGAGACGGACCCGACACCATCGGCGCTCTCGGAGCGGATGCGCGGATCGCGGCCGCGCGCGGTTTGCAGGCCAGCCAAGGTGGCGAGACATGCGCGCTCAATGTCCTGTGGCAGATCGGTTAGCAGCGCATAGCCCGCCGCGTAGGTGACTTGCACCACCGCCGCGCGCCATTGGATGCGATAATCGCCAGAGAGCCGATAAAGCAGCGAGCCGTCGAGTTCGTAATCTGTCGCGGCAAGCGTGGTGCCGTCCTCGATGACTGAGGTAATGGCCGGGTTCAGATCGCGGTCGAGAATGATGCACGGCAGATCGACGCCGCGCTCAGTCTGCCGCACGGTTGCCCGGCCAAAGCCTTCAGGCCGCCCGCAATAGCGCGCGCAAATATCTGACGCCTGGCCAATGAGTTCTTGCAGGCCGGAGGTCGCTTCCGAGATAGCCAATTCGCGCGCCGCCGTGGCCAGCACGGTGAGCATGTTTGTGGCCGGCGGGGTTGTGACTGTGATCATGGCCTTGCCTGGGCTGGAATGAAGCCGCCGCGTGATGCAGCCGGGGTGAAAGTCCTGCCCTGAGCCGCTTGAAAAGCAGCGCGGGCGAAAGAAGCAGAGAAAGCACCGCGAGAAACCGCCAGAGAAGGCGCTTGGCGGGATTGCGCCGCATGGAAAGCCGGACGTAGCAGCGCCGCAACCAAAGCCGCCCTTGCGCTTGCCACGGGCAGCGCGAAACGGTTTGTCGCAAGATTGAAAACCCCGCGATTGAGAGCGGGAATAAAAACGCCGCGCGAGAGCGGCAGATTGTTGGCGATAGAACCCCAGGCGTTGCCCCAGGCCTTGCCCCAGGATTTACCCCAAGCCGAGGCCATTACACCGGCCCGAAGGGATCAGCTTCAGTGCCAGCGCCATCCACAGTGACCGCGTTCACCTTTCGGATGTCCGCATGGATCGGCTCTGCCTGCGCCGCCGCCAGCACTGCCGCCGCGTTCTGTGCGGCGGTAGGAATGCTACCGCCCGCCGTGACCACGGTTGAAGCCGCAGACTGGATCAGGAGGGTTTGGACGCCGGCAGTATAGGCAATGGGGTCTCCGCCTGGTCCGCCGATGAAGTTGCCACCTGCGATTCGGGCGACGTAATCTCCGGTTGGGAAGCGAAGTTGCCACGCCCCCAGTACTTCGACGGTGAGGCCGACCTGAACACCGGGGCCAAGGTTATTGAGCCCTGATCCGCGTCCGATTCGGTCATAGATGATTCCCTCCTCACTTGCCTGCGCTGCCTTCACCGCAGCGTAAAGCGTGGCGCAATCAACATCCGCGACACCCACATCCACATCAATGCGGGACGTCACGAAATCAAAGGTGAAAGGCGCGGCGTAATAGGCCATTAGACATCACTGTTACGGCTGGCATTGACGCTGCCGCCCGCATTCGTGATGGAAAGCGTGGTGCTGAACGGCACAATGGGCGAAGCGCCGGACCCGTTGCGCACATCTACCCGCGTATTGAAGTTGCTGGCGTAGATGAAGGTGACGCTTTCCGTAGCACCCGCCGCCTGCCGGTCAATATACGGCACGAAAACATCATCCGCCGTGACGATGTTGCTGGCGAGTGCCGGCGAAAGGCCGTTGAAGGTCTTAGTGCCCGCATTGAAGGAAGAATAGGTGTAGCGCAGGCCCTTGATGCGAATGACGCCCGCCGAAGGCGTATCGGTCTTGATGCTTTCCACCACAGTCAGGGCCGTGGCGCCAGCGCTGGCAGCGACCGGCGTGTATTCATCCTTCAGCAGCCCGCCCGATCCGTTATCCCGCGCCACCAAAACCCGGTCGCCGGAAACCAGATTGCCAATCGTAATGCCGATAAGGGTTGGCGGCACCTGCGCGGTGCCGTCATGCGCGATAAGCTGATACCGTGTACTTTCAGCCGGCAGGACGCCAGTGATGAACCAGCCCTGCGCCACAAAGAACGTGCCGCCCGCGAAGGTGCCGAAGGGCGCCGATGGGATTTCAGTGTAAGCGGCATTCAGAACGCGATACCGCCAGCCGGGAATGCTATTCAAGGTGGCAGCGCTATTCTCGCGCGTCAGGTATTGAAGGTACTGATACGCTTCTTGCAGGGTGCAGGAATTGGAAAGGGTAATTGTGCCCTTGTACAGCTTGCCGCCATTCCCGTTGCCCAAGTCTTGCGTGGTATCGCCAAAGGCTACCGCCACCTTCGTTGAAAGAAGCGCCGCCTGTGCCTCAGTCAGTAGGATATTGCTGTCAATCGCGGTTGAAAGCGCAGCGTTACTCTCGCCACCAGCGGATAGCCCCACGTCAAAGTGCGAATAGGTCTGTCCCCATTTGCGGCTGAAGGCTGTGACGTTGCCCGAGTCAATAAAGGCGTTCGCGGTCTTGACCTTCACCAAAATCTGCACATGCCCATCAGCCCAAAACTTAGTCAGCTTGGCCCCCGACTGCACCACATAAATCGGGCTGCCAGCCACAATGCCGCCGATGGTCTTCAGGCCGGAATACTGCACATCGCCATTGGCCTGCTTTACCGAGCCGAAGTTGATGTACTGCGCCGCGTCATCGTCAAGATTAAAGGTGATTGCACCGCTTGTCAGCAGATTGAGACGCGAAGCCACCGCCGCATCGCGCGGGCCGTCCAGTTTCGATGGGTTTGGCGCCAGAATATCCAGAAGGTCATTGCCTGCCGCCGACGCATCATCGGCCAAGTCCTGCAACCACGCGTGCAGGTCCAGGACGGAATAAATGGTGGTTCCGCTGACGTGGCGAATGTCGCCCGATGCGGAAATGCTGAAATCGGCTGCAATGGGCATGGCTATTGATCCGGCTGCTGGTTGGCGGTTTGACTGTTGTTGCTTGCGCTAAGGGTCGTCGTCGTGCGCCACTCTTGGTAAGCCGGGGAACCCGTCGCCTTCCGCACCACAATTTCAACCGGCACATCAGCGGTGTGCGTGTACGTGTAGCCAAAGCTGGTCCCAGCGACGGTTTGATTGGCCAGGACCACTTGCGTATCGGTGCGGCGGATCAGGATGCGCGACCCCGCCACAATGCTGCTGACAGTCAGCGTGTAGCTGGCCGCTGGGGAGTAGTAGCTTCCATCATCCGCCTGCATCCGCGCGAAGCCAGGCACCTCGTTCTCGCTGGCATCCACCACCCGTACACCCTTGAGCGTGGCACCGGCAGAGCCGAATAGGCGCCCGCGCTGCGTTTCAAGTGCCGTGCCGACCGCGACGACCATCGCCGGCCACGCCATATTGTGGAAGCCCCCGCCGAGGGTGTACGCGTCCTGAGCGGTCTGCCACAAAAGGAACTGTGCGACTTGCGAGGCGCTAACGCCCGCCGGCACGGTCACCGAGATCGACCACTGCTTGCCGTTCCATGTGACCGGGGACGCGCCGTGATTGGTCACCGTAATGCCCAAAGCGCCGGGATTGGCGTCCGCGATGGCGTTATCGGTCTGGGTCAGAGGGAACGCCGCGCCCTTCTCAGTCAGCATGAACGGCGTCTCGACCTCGTTCCAGCCGGGCTTGCGCACGCGCAATGTCACGGTAGTGTCCGCAAACCATGCGGGATACAGGATTGATTGCGTCGACGGCTCCACGTCGAGCAGAAGCCCGTCGCTGCTGCGGAAGATCGCGGTGAGCGAGCCGGATTGCACGCCCGAGAGCGAGACAGGCGGCTCGTTGTAGGGGTACGGATTAGCGGCAATGTCGGCTGCACTCGTCGTGCCGAACCACGACACCGTGCGCAGCACGTTGCCCGAGTTCGCGACCACGCATCGGGCACGCAGGCGGATCTTGACGCCCAAAGGGCTGATGCCCGTCTCGGCAGACAGGTTCGCGGTGTTCAGCGTCTTGAACGTGCCGCTGAACCCGGTGCCCTTGTCAAGGTCGTAGGTGAGCGCGATGTTCGCGGTGTTCGTGCCGGAAACGACAGGCGCGGTGTTCGAGAACCCGGTCAGCCCCCGAATCCAGTACGGCCACGTCCACGTCACCTGATCGTCGAGCGCGCGCAGAAGCAGGCCGTTCGTGCCGTCGCGCCGGATGGTGCCGACATCATCGACATAAGCGACGCTACTGAACGGCGAGGGGCTCTTTTCAATACCAGCGAATACCGAGAGCATCACCTCGGTCGCCGACACCTCTTGCTCGGCGAAGTGCAGGCCGATCGTCGAGAACGTCGTTGGGGTGACGCCGTTATTCAACGCAGTTGCGTGAGTGCGGTTGCCGCCCGACGCCGTTCGCTGGAAGAAGCTGCTTTGCGGGACGGCGCTCATCAAGCTACTTGCCGCATAGGCCGTTGGGTCGCCGCAGTCCGAAATCCACACCTCATCGCTGTTTTGCGTCAGGACTGTCGAGTCAGCCGTTTGCGATCCGCCATTGAAGTAAACCCGCGAGATACGCGCGTTCTTGACGTTGGTGAGCGCCACGACATACCGGCCATCGGCGCCCAGCACCATCGGCGCGGCGCGTGTGCCGATGTTTCGAATGCGGACGTTGGTCGTCTGGTCCTGGGCGAGAACCGCCGTGAAAACGAACGCGGCGGTGCCGGGGAATAGCGACACGCCGTCGACCGCTACGTCGGCGCAGTTGGCGAACTGAATGGCGTAGTTGGAGCGCGTCCCAGTGGCAGCGTGCAGAGATGCAACGACGATGTTGGTGATTTCCACCGCCGCGCAGCCGGTGAGCGCCATCGCGACGTTGGTCGCTCCCGAGACGTGGACGCAGTTGCGTAGCACAACCTCGCTGGAGTACAAAACCGTCCACGATATGACTGACTTGTTGTTGAACGCCTCGCACGAGTCGAAGACGAGCCCGACGCAGTTGGCGACGTTGAACGCGCCCGTCCCCGTCGTGGCGCCGCTAGCCTGGAAGCTCTCGCAGCCCTTGAACTCCACATCTGTCGAGTAGCCGACCGCGAAGTTTTGCTGGTTAATAGCGCCGACGCGGGACGCCGCGACGTTTTCAAAGCGAACTTGCGACAGGGCGGTTGCGTTGTTTGTGACGTTTGGTTGACCCCCGGCCCAGCATGAATCTGCGCCGCAAGAGTCTTTGACGCGGTAAAGGGAGGCGTTTCTTGCCCCAAACAAAGCGCATGAGCAGGCAAACTCGACATCGACCAGACCGCCGCTTGAACTGAACTCGTAGCGGGCCGAAACGCTCGCCGTGTTGAATGTGTTTGCTGCCCAGTTCGCTGAAGTCGAGCTCGAGAAATGCACATTCGGCACGCGGATACGCGCGCCGCTTGGCGGGAGCTTGCCAAACGTCGCGCCGCCGAAGGTGATCACGCCAGCAGCGGAGCAAGTGAAGTAGCGACCCCGGTTGTCAGTGGCAATGTTGGTCGCATTAAACTCCGCAGCCGGCGCACAGCCCCACCACTCGTAGACGCCCGAGCCTGCCGCCGTCTCGACCTGCACCGCAGGCACGAAATCCGCAACGTAATGCTGGATGGTCTGCCCTGCTACCCCGGTCGCCGTGCCGAGTTCAAACCAGTCACCCCGAACCGTGAGCGCGCCGAGGCGCGGAATGTTCGCAATTCCAGTTGTACTGCTTGTGCCCTCTGCCCCGACGATGTGAATCCATCCACGCTGGCCTGCGCTCGCCAGCGTGGCGGTCGCGCCGCCGGTGAAGGTCAGCACATCGCCGGTCGCCAGCGCGGCACTGCGGCGGCGCAGCTTAATCCAGCCCGTCGCGGGCATCGCGCCGCCAGCAGCCAGCGGAGCCGTAC